TTCGGTGTAACAGATTCAATTTCGACGTTTTCTTTTTTCAAATCCGCAAGTCTTTTAGCGTTGCTATATTTTTTAAAATATTTAACGCCATTAAATCCATAGTTTAAAAATACGATGTAAAGCTTTACCATGTTATTTCCTCCTTCGTTGTCCCTTGTTGTTTTCTATGGTCTTATTATAACACTATCGTGTTATATTTTCATTACGGAATATTAACCAAAAATAACACGATAACATTATATATTTATTGTGTAAATTATGTATCGTTATCGCTATAAATATATAACGATAACATTGACACGATAACACTAAGATAACACTAATATGTTGACACGATAACATTATTATGATATCGTTATAATAAATAACACGATAACAATAAAGGAGGTTACGAGATGGCTACAAGTAAAGCCCACATAAGGGCAACCGCAAAATATGAAAAGAACAACTATTTTAAAACCCTTGTCAGATTCAAAAAGGAGGACGAAGAACGAATCAGGAACGCCGCAGGGGACAGTCTGAACGGATTTATTGTTAAATGCGTATTAGACAATCTGAACGGTGAAGAATCTACAAAAGTAGCAGACACTACACCAGATACAGAAGCGGCGGAGATTGCCCCTGTAGAGCCGGAAACGTCAGAACCGACCAATCCCATACCCGATGCGGAAACGCCCGTCAGAACGCCCGAAAACGGCTTAAAACCGCTAACAATCGAGGATATCCAAGCCATGTTTGATAACAGGAAAACAGACGAAATCAGACAGGAGGAAGAAAGACAGGAGCGGAAAGAACAGGAGGAGCAGGAGCGGCGCAAGCTGCTAGCCAATCCCGAATACGCCGCCACATACGCCCAACTTATGGCGATGGAGACCGCAGAGAAGGAAAAGAAACGAGCCAAAATGCTCACCAGAGCGAGATTAGAAACATTGTAAACCTGACCGCCAGAAATGGCGGTTATTTTAATTGACAATTTTCTATCTTTTTCGAGATATATTTTTGTGTCTTTAAAAAGCTATATTCCATTGACTTTGTGGTTCAAAAATAGTATGATAATACGGAAAAAGAAAGGAGATTGATAAACATGATTAGATTCAAATTTTCGGTTTATGAAGCATTAGAAACAGCTGGTATTACTTCTTACACTGCGATTAAATACGGGGTATTTTCGCAAGAAACATGGCGGAAAATTAAGAAAAATGATACAAACATCAGCATGAAAACGTTAAACAATATTTGCAAAATCCTAAATATGCAGCCAGAACACTTAATCGAATATGTTCCGGATGATAATTGACAACTGTATAGCTTAAAAAATCTAGCTTATTTTAGACACCGATACCCCATACAAGCATCTGTATCTGTAAGGGGTTAAAAAGAATGTAATCTAGTAGTTTACTTCATACAGTAAAACCAATGAAATCTAATATATTCAAGAATGAAATCTAAAAAAGAATTTAAGTACGTAGTAATATATTAAATCTTAAAACAAATACAGAAACCAATTAAATCATAAAAAATAAAATTCCCTATTGACAGAATGATTAAATTTTTGTATCATATCCCACAAGAAAGAAAATTGAATTTAAAAGGCATCCAGCTAACGCCGTTGCCCTGGATGACCTGAACGGCAAGGACGGCACCCCAATTATTGACCGAGATACCAACACGCCGCAGAATGAGATTAAAATCTTTTTCTGTGGCTTTTTTAATTTACCGGAAGGAGGCGCGGAGCATGGAAAATAAAATTTATGATTCAGAAATCGAGGCTTGCCTAGATTCATTCTGTGCTGAAAAGGGGATTGCGGACATGTCCAAGGAGTCTCAGGGCATCTGGAATGCTGCCCTAATGTATATTAAAAAAATTGTATTCCCAGACACAAAACAGTTAAAATCTAGTATTTTATTCAAGAATGGTATAGGAGCAATGAGCAATTGTAATGCCTATGACTATGAGCTTGTAGACCATATTTGTGATATATATATTTATCTATCTTTGATGAACGATAAAGAAGTATCTATCAATGGTTTTAGTTTTTTAACAGGGATAAGTAGAGATGCAATAAAAGAATGGGGAAATGGTAATAAAAAACTAAGTGATAAAGCTTTCAAAATTTACAAAAAGCTAGTAGATGTAAGGCTTGAGAGTTTATCGGGCAAACTAGCCACAGGAAAACAGAACCCTGTAGGCGTTATCGCAATCCTAAATCACTTTTACGGTTGGAACAGCCCATATGCGCCAGATGCTAACAGACATCGCACCGCCCTATCAGCTGCCGAACTTCCAAGACTGAACGAGGTTAAAACTGTTGAAATTGCACAAGATGCAGACAGATTGACGGACAGCGGAAACGAATAAATCAATATCTAGTTGAAAATAAATGCTTGACACAAGATATTGATTTAAAACTATTCGCATAACTATCATTTTGCGAATAAATACAGAAAATTATAGCCAATGCGGATGAACAGCGGTTGTTGCGGCTTGGATGATTCCGCCGTTGAAAATAGACGGGGGTGGGGGTCTGAAGGGGTTCAGAAAAAGCCCCTACTTAGTCCCACAAATATCCGCAAAAACAAAAAGCCCCCTATCTGCATAAAGGAGTGACAAAAATGTACGATGAAAAAGAATGTTGCGGTAAGTGCAGATATGCCAGTGTAGACCATGAGCTGCTTTTTACTTGCAATAACGAGGATAGTGAATATTACACTGATTACACGGAATATGATTATGGCTGCGATTATTTTGAACCGAAGGAGTGAACAGAATGAGAATTTTAAGCCAAGATAGAACAGCTTCCATTGATGAAAGTGGAGTATCACTGTTAGTAGTTAAAAATTATGTCAAGGCCATCCTTAACGATATAACACTCAAGTCTATTGTTCTCGGAGAATATAGGAACGAAGATCGAGCAATGGAAGTGCTTGCAGAGATTCACGCTCTGTATGAAGAACTCCCCTTCTCTGGCAGTACAGTTTTTTATATGCCAAAGGAGTGAGCATGATGATAACGATTATTAGTCAAGATAGAAAGCATTCTGTTGGCAAGGATAAATTTCATAGAATAGATATTTTTAGACACGGGAAAGAAATCATTGCAGAAAAAGATAGGGAGCGAATACTACTTGGTCGCTATACGAAAACAGAGCGGTCTTATGAAATATTCCAAAAATTATGCCTTGTCATAAGGAAAGACATTCCGAATTGTGGTGACTTTTTCTATATGCCGAGATATTAAACTCTGATATGTACCCTGTTTGTTGCGCTTGCCTTTGAGCGGTTTAGTTCATGACTGTACGGCGATTATGGCAAGAAACAAGGCGGCTATAGACGCTGATTTTCGGACGCAGGGTCTTATATATGCACCAGTAGTTTAATGGCAGAACAGAAGTTTTCCAAACTGCGGAAACGGGTTCGATTCCCGTCTGGTGCTTTTCATCGGGTTTTTGGACATTTTTCCCGATGGATAACACAACCTTTCACCCACTAGGGGAATCCTGTTAAGAGCCATCGCACGGCTCGGTGGGTTTTTGGCTTGTATGCCGATGGGGACTGGCAACAAGACCAAACACCAACTTCATATTTGGGGCGTTTTAACGGCATCACGCCCCACTCTGGATTCTTAGCTCAGTTGGTCAGAGCATCCGGCTCATAACCGGACGGTCCTCGGTTCAAGTCCGAGAGAATCCATTTGCGGTCTTTCGGTATCGTGGTTTATCGCAATCATTGATTCTGCTGACTGACCGTATATAAAACTTGCCCTTCAAAAATCGACAAACCCCCTGTCAGTCCGTTTTTCTGGTTTCGTGACTGACATTAAACTCAAAACTGAAAAATCATGATGGGGATTGGATAGAAACTTGATTTAGGTGAGGTCGATTCGGATTTCACTATTAGAGATGGTGTCTTTTAAATCCCCATCCTCTGCCAACATACCGAAACGGTTATAACGGCGTGGTCTTGAAAACCATTGTGTCGGTTAGAATCCGACATGGGGGTTCAAATCCCTCTGTTGGCGTTAGGGTTCACGATGAAAACCTTACTCGCAACCTTATGGGTTAAAATCGTTGTAAAAATGCGTGTGCCGAAAGCATTCTTTTAGGTCTGCGATAAGCGGACTTACCCCGGGTTATTAGCCTGCGAGTAGGCATAGGATAATTCAATTTTGAATTATGGTAGATGGTGGCGGAATAGGTAAACGCTTATATCTAAGAACTGATAGTGGTCGGGTACAATATTGTACGGAGGACGCTGATAGGAATGCGGTTCATGTGTGGTGCAAATCCACACCCATCTAAGAGGTCTGGTCGCACCAGAATAGAGTGTTGGTTGCGTAAATCCCACTTGAATTAAAAAAATGCCGATGGCAGATTGGATGTACCCCTTTCTGCCTATCGGAAACGCACACGTTATCCCGATTATTTGATTGAAAACGAAAGGCGGTGTTTGCAATGGCGCAAGGCGTAAAAACCATAAGCAAGAAAAAATTCTTTGAAGCATTTGAATCGTTCTGTAGCGGTCGGATGACACTGTCCAAAGCTGCAAGATATATCGGTATTAGCGTTCCTACTGCATCAAAGTACTTCAACATGTACATAAAAGGTGAGCCCTTCCCAGATACGCTATTCGGGACTGACGAGCAACAGGAAATGTTAGAAAAATGATAATTTGCCTATGAGAGAGAAATCTATAACAGGTAAATACATAGGGAACGCAATAGGATACTGTCACTGTAAGGCTCATACTGGGGCGTTGAACAAGGAACTTGCTTACAAGCATAAATGTATTGCTAAACGGTGTAAATGGCTTGAGAAGTACAATGATGAGGCGTGGAGAAGGAAAGAAAGGTATGTGAGATAATGAAAAGTAAAACGTTTGACGAATTGGCGGAAGAAGCTGTTGATAATGCACTGAAGAACATTGAAATTAGCGGCGTTCATTTCAGAGAGTTTGTTGAAAAATTCGGAAACGCCCACGAAAATACGAAATGCAATTTATCCATTTGTATATATAACAAGTGCGGAAACTGCATAGACGATGAAACCCGCAAGGGGTGTGTAACTTTTTCAAAAGCGGTTTTGGGAATTTAAGATAGCTGGAGGAAATGACATGAAAAAATTATTCATAAGCGTACCGATGAAAGGCAGAACAGAGGAAGAAATCAAAGCAAGCATTCAGAAAATGAAGAAAATTGCAGAAATATACGAAGGCGAAGAATTGGAATTGATTGATAGTTATATTGAGGACAATCCACCTAAAGGAAATAACGAAGCAATATTCTATCTTGGAGAAAGCATTAAGAAATTGGCACAAGCTGATGTATTTGTTGGAATATGCGAGAGTTACGAATGGAGTGGTTGCCGCATTGAAAATATAACTGCGGAAAGTTACGGAATTAAGAGCTATGCAATTCCGGCAAGATGTGTAATTGAAAATTATAATGCCATTCTTAATAAATTGCATTCAATTCCAGACAATTTAGTACTGAAAGATTAAAGAAATTGTAGGTTCGATTCCTACTGACTGCGTCAAGGAAGGAGAGTGTGATGCACATGAAAAAAAGAATTATTAGTCTGTTCGCAATCGCTTGTATTTTGGTTTGCACAATAATTGGAGCAACTGGTTGTTCAACCATTGACAGAGCAGTTGTAAACATTAAAAGCGACATATCGGGAGGGTTGCAGAGAACCATTACTGTGTATACAGCAGATGGAAAGAAAATAGCAAATTATGAAGGGAAAATCGATATTGATACAAACAACGGCGGTTATGTTAAATTTGATTTTGATGGGAAAAGATATATTTATTACAACTGCTTTGTGGAAACCATTGCAGACATAAACTAAAAACAATTACCGACTAACGATTTGGAAGTTAGCCGCTAACCCTAAACATCTGAGGGCAAAGGATTTTTGCACCTTTGCTTATTTGAGCGGAGGTGCTTTTTTAATGGCAAGTTTTGAGTTGATAAGTGCCGTACAGGACTACGAGAAATACATATCGAATAACGGAATCAATGAACAGGTTATTGATGCGTATTGCGAAGCTATCAAAACCGCTGTTACGAATGAGAAGGATATTGAGTACGGTCTTAAAATATCAAAAAGGTGCAAGGAAATCATTGAAACCTTTTGCATTGATACTTCTGGAGGAACAATTTGGGATTTAGAAAAATACGCCTTCAAAGAAAAAGTAAGCTATGAAATTATAGAGAAATTTTATTCCGTCTTACTGATAGAAGCGCAGAATAAGGTTGTCGATAGTTTCTTTCGTTATATCGAACACAAAAGAGAGCCGAAAGAACGATTTTATATGCCGAGAAGAAAACAATTTTTGAAAATCGGGCTAATGGATGCGCTACAAGGGATGATTGATGATAAGTACGATATTCTGTGTGTCAGCCTAATTCCTGGGGCAGGGAAAACGACAATCGAGAAATTCTTCAACGCTGCGGTCATTGGTTGGTTTCCGAAAGACTTTAACCTCTTTTATTCTCACAGCGGGGATATTACGAGGATGTACTACGATGGTGTGTACGATATTGTCACGAACATAGACGATTACGCATGGAACGAGATATTTCCTAACCTACACGTTACCGGTACAAATGCAAAGGCAGAGCAGTTTAATGTCGGGAAATATAAGCCGTTCCCTTCTGTACAATGCACATCCGTAGGCAGCAAAAATGCCGGTAAAGTAAGGGCATCTAAATTTCTGCTTGTTGACGATATGATAGGAGGTATCGAGGAAGCTATGAACCCTATGATGCTTGATAAACTGTGGAATAAATACGCAGTCGATGCGAGACAGAGGAAAATACAGGATTCCGAAGGCAAAAACTGCAAGGAAATACATATTGCTACACGATGGTCTGTGCATGATGTTATCGGGCGTATTCAAAATATGTATGAAGGAAATCCGAGGGTTAAAACCATAGCAGTACCAGATATTGACCCGATCACGCAAGAAAGCAATTTCGATTACGAATTTTCTGGGTTTACAAAAGAATTTTTTGAAGACCAGCAGTTGTTGATGGACGATATTTCCTACCGTTGTCTGTATAAGCAGGAGCCTATTGAGCGTGAGGGATTTGTTTTCCCTGAATACAAGATACGAAGATACCTAAATCTTCCACATGGCGGACCAGAAATTATTACCGCACAGTGCGACACGAAGGGGAAAGGTACGGACTATTTTGTCCTGCCAATCCTGCAAAAATACGGTGATGACTACTACTGCGTTGATTGTGTATGCGATAATACCGCAGATTATGAAATGCAATATGAAAACGCCGCAAATGCTATTGTTAATAATGGAGTACAGGAGTGCGAATTTGAGCGAAACGCAGGCGGAGACAGGGTTGCTATGGAAGTGAATAAACGTGTAGAGGCTAAGGGTTGGATTTGCAATATTACAGATACGCCTACTGAAACGAACAAAGAGGCAAGGATATTTCAGTGTTCCAACTGGATATTGCAGCACGTTATTTTCAAGGATGAATCCATGTATTCCCCGAAAGAGCCTTATGGAGTAATGATGTCACTTTTGAAACGGTATTCTGTAAGTAGCAAGAAACAGCTTGATGACGTTCCGGATGTTTTTTCAAACTTTGCGGTAAGAATCACAAAGGGAAATAGGATTGCAAAAGTAGAGGCAACCATAAATCCGTTTAGAGGGGGCGTATATTATTGACAAAGGAAATTCTAAAACAATACACAGACCTCCAACAAGAATGCGACGAGGTAAGAGAAAAAATATCAACTCTTGAACAGCAGATTATAAAAATAGAGCAGGAAGGAACGGTTCTTGACAAAGTATCTGGCGGAGTTGGCGGCTTGGAAACATTTGTCATTGAGGGCTTCCCCTATCCAGAATATAACAGAAAAAAAGCGTTGCTTTATTCAAGAAAAGCAACATTATGCGAACTTGAATTAGAGTTGTTGGAAACGATAAACAAAGTTGAAGCGTTTATAGCGGATATAAAAGATAGCCATATGAGGCGAATTATCCGCCTTAGATTTATTGATGGTCTTTCTTGGGCTGATGTTGCAAGAAGGGTTGGCGGCAACACGGAGGATAGTGTAAAGAAAATGTTTTATCGTTTTCTCGAAAATTAGAAAGTTGTCCTGAATGTCCCGAAAAAGTGTGGTATATTTAGAATAAAGAAATATGCAAGCAGACGAACACCGATTTTTGTCGGTGTTTTTTGTTTTGTTTTTTATCGGGAGGTGCCGCATGAGTAATAGAATGACACTCCAAGAGATTGTTCGGGGGAATTACGGCAGAAAAATTGCATACACGAATGTAGAGAAAATAACGCCAGAAAATATCGTTTCTGTAATCGGAAAGTGTATCGGCGTTTTCAATGCAAATAAAACGGTCATTGAATACCTTTGGAATTACTACAAGGGAGACCAGCCGATACGTTACCGCAAAAAGGTTGTCAGAGACGATATCGTGAATAAGGTTGTTGAAAATCACGCATACGAAATCGTACAGTTTAAGGTCGGGCAAACATACGGAGAGCCTGTACAGTTTGTTAGCCGCAAGGATGATGAGCGGATAAACAAAGCTGTAGACATTCTGAATGATTACATGGTGGATGTTGATAAACAGTCAAAGGATATTAAGTCTGGAGAATGGCAGTCCGCAACAGGTACATCGTTTAAAGCTGTTCAATTTTCAAATGGAGATATTAAATTTCGTATTGTATCCCCTACTCCGCTGAACACATTTGTGATTTATAACGCAAACACAGAAGAACCGATTTTGGCGGTGCAGGAATCGAAGGATAGGAACGGAAAACTGTATAAGAGGTGCTTTACGGAGACACATTCCTGTGAAGTACATGATTCTTCCGTTACAGATTGGAGACTTCATGCTTTTGGCGGTATACCGATTGTGGAATACCCTAATAACCATGAGCGGTTATCTGATATTGAACTTGTCATTGACATTCTGGATTCCATTAACAATATGCAGTCAAACCGCATGGATTCTATTGAGCAGTTTGTTCAGTCGTGGGTAAAATTCGTAAACTGCGATATTGATTCAGAAGAATTTGGGAAAATGAAAATGCAGGGCGCATTGGTTGTTAAGTCGAACAACGGCGAAAACAAAGCCGATGTCGATATTATGACACAGGAGTTGAACCAGACCGAATCACAGGTTGCAAAGGATGACCTTTGGGACAATGCCCTTTCCATCCTCGCAATCCCTAATAAAAACAATAACAACTCTGGCGGTGATACGCAGGGTGCGGTGCAGCTTCGTAACGGATGGGACTTCTCTAAGACAAGGGCAAAACTGAAAGACCCTATCGTAAAAGCGGCGGAGAAACGTCTTGCAAAGGTAGTGCTGAATATCATTCGCATTAAGCATGACGATTTGGGCATTACTACAAGGGATTTTGATGTGCAGATAAATCATAGTCCACAGGACAATATGTATACAAAATCGCAGACTCTATACCAACTGTTGCAGGCAGGAATACACCCTCTTATCGCGGTTAAAACAGTTGGTTTGTGGGGAGATTCCGAAAAAACCTTCCTTCTTTCCAAGCCTTACATGGATGCTTTGTGGCAGACAGCAGAGGAAAAGGAAGAACAGGAACGCAGGGCGGCTGAGATTGCAAAACAATCTCAAACAGTTGCAGAAGAATAAAGAGGTGGTTTCATGTCAAGAATCCCGAATGACGAATTGCATACAGAGAAAATTGTATATGAAACCTATTTCGGCGAAATGGAAATATCTGACGAAGAAAAGAAAGAACGGCTTGAGTTGGCAAAAGAACTTGAGCCGATTTTTATTTCTTTTTTTTATGCTTTCTTGGAACAAGAAGGAAATGAAGGAGACTTCATTCAAAGTCTTTCCGCAGAATACGAAAAGACGGCGTTGAAGTTTCTAAAGGTCAGAGAACCAACAGCATACATAAAAGAATATTCGGAGAAAATCACAGAAGATATTATCCGAACAACCGTTGAAAATAAGGATACGCCCTACTTTACATCTGTTGAGCGTGCCATGAACATTGCGGCGAACGAAGCAAATACCATAGGCAACTACCGAGAATACACCAGAATGGTTAAGCAGGGTTATAAGTACAAGACTTGGATAACCATGCTTGATGATAAGGTGCGGCATACACACGCCGAAGCGAATGGATATAAAGTCGGGATATTCGATTCTTTTCAAATAGGTGCATCCGAGATGTCTTTCCCTCGTGACTACTCTTTGGGAGCGAGCGCAGAGGAAATTGTAAATTGCAGATGCAGTCTTAAATACACGAAAACTTAAACAGTCCTTAGCGGCTGTTTTTTGTTTGCAAAAAAAATAAGTAGCTATGCGGTAAATAGCAAAACTCAGCAGGCGCGACCTGCGGTAACAAAAGCGTGAGTAAAAGAACAGGAGGTAATAACCATGAAACGAGAAGATGTGCTGAAACTTTTTCCAGAAGCAACAGATGAGCAGATTACCAATCTGCTGAATCAGAGCAACAAGGAAGTGCTGAACGAGAAAAACAAGGTAGCGCAGTACAAAGAAAAAGCCGATAAAGCAGATGAATTACAGGCTAAGATTGACGAATTGGAATCCAATGGATTGTCTGAGACCGAAAAAGCCAACAAAGCGTTGGAAACGGCAAACGCAAGAATCGCAGAACTTGAAAAGGCACAGACATTGGCAAACCAGAGAGCGGCGGCGGCTGAAAAATTCAAAGTAACCGCTGAACAGGCGGAGCAGATTGTGAAGGATGACGGCACATTTGATTATGACGTTCTCGGTCAGATTATCTCTGATAAAGAAACGGCTGCTGCCAAAGCCAAAGAGGTGGAGATTGCAAACAATTCCCCTAACCCTAACGGCAGTAATGGCGGCGGCGAAACACAGACGGAGGCTGAAAAAATTGCAAAGGAAATCGGAAGTAAATGGTCTGATGCAAATAAAACGGCTGAATCAGTCTTGAAAAGTTATATGTAAGGAGGTATGAAAATGAAATTCACTGAAACAAATGTAACTACACAGAAAGAAATTCTGAAAAGAAAACTTGGCGGCGAGTTGTTCGTTCCTATAAAACTGGATGCATCGGCTTTTACGGAAGGCGTGTGCAAGGCTGGGAACCCTATTTCCGCAGCAGGAAAGAAGGTAAATGACAATACAGCTATCGGGATTTTGCTTTCTGACACATACGATGAAAACCCCAACGGAACTATCGTAAGGGCGTTCGCTTCCGTGAATGAAGCAAATGCAAATGCAAACGCAGGCATTACGATTGTGAAAGAGGCAAAAACCGCTATGCCGCTGATTGTATTTGAATAAGGAGGTGTAAAGTAATGAAAATTAGAGACGTATACAGCGCAAAGGCGGTTGCCATTGTGCAGACAGAGGTTGCAAGCAATGCAAAAGAATATCTTGGTGCTGGGTTGTTCCCTGCAAGAAAGAAAATGGGCCTTGATTTGAAGTGGATTAAAACGTCAAAAGGTCTGCCTGTTTCTCTGTCTCCTTCTAACTTTGATGCAGTTTCTACACTGAGAAGTAGAGAAGGTTTTAAGATGACAGAGACAGAAATGGCGTTCTTCCGTGAATCCAGAATTGTCAAAGAAACTGACGAGCAGGAAATGTTGCGTGTTCAGGAGTCAACAGACCCCTATGTGCAGGAGATATTGAACAGAGTTTTTGACGATGTAAATGATTTGATTGAAGGTGCAAAGGTTGTACCCGAAAGAATGATTATGCAGTTGCTCTCCCCTGCTGATGGTTCTCCTAAGATTTCTATTGAGGCAAACGGTACTACATACGCATACAACTACGACCCTAACGACGATTACAAAACAAACAACTTTGCAGAGTTGAGAGAAGCAACTGATAAATGGTCTGACGTTGAAAAATCTGACCCTATGGGAGATATTGCGAAAGCAATGGATTCCGTAGAAGCCAAAACGGGAGAAAGACCTTCTGCTATGATTGTTTCCAGACAGACCATGGGCTATCTGAAGCAGAATAAGCAAATCAAATCCGCAATTTTGGCACAGAACGCAACAGCAAATATCTTCATGGATGATAATCGTGTGAAAGAAATATTTTCTAACGAACTTGGAATTAACGTTGTTGTTTATTCCAAGCAGTACAAAAAAGAGGATGGTACTGCCGCTCAGTTCTATCCAGATGGTTTCGCGACACTGATTCCTAACGGCGCACTGGGTAACACATGGTACGGAACAACACCAGAAGAACGTACACTGATGGGTAGCAAAGATGCGGATGTATCCATTGTCAATACAGGCGTTGCGGTTGCGGTAACGGTTTCTAATGACCCTGTGCAGACAAAGACAACCGTATCCGAAATTGTACTGCCCTCTTATGAGAGAATGGACAGCACCTATGTTATTAAATGCTACTAAAAAGGAGGTCGGTTAAATGAAATTCGACCACAAAGTAAAACATAACGGAATCTGGTATGAGCCTTTCGAGGAAGTGCCAGATTCTAACGGCAAGAAAGCCTATACAAAAAGCGAAATCGCGCGCATGCCTGTCGATGAACTGCGACAGTTGGCGTTGAAGGTTGGCATTGATGGCGCGGCTGAAATGAACGGCACAGAGTTGAAACAGTATATCTTGTCTGCGTTTGGCATGTAAGGGGAGTGATTGCTTATGGCTGATTACAGCATTTTAGAGCAAGTAAAAATCAGACTGCGGCAGTTTCATGTTGACGAGGACGATACTGTGGTATTCGACCGAAAGGAAGAAAACCCACTCTTAAATCAACTGATAGAGCAGGCAAAAAAAGAGATTGCCATAAAGCGTATGTATCCAGATACATACTCGGAGGATGATATTGCGGAGGATTTGAAAAGGTTTGAGAACAATATCGTTGACTTGGCAGTATATGACCGCTCACAGGCAGGAGAAGCATATATGGCAAGCTATTCTGAAAACGGAGTGAGCCGTTCTTGGAAGAATAGAGAGGATTTGTTCTTTGGCGTATACCCTTTTGTAAAGGTTCTGTAAAGTGGTTAAAGCAAACCAGCTTTAGTCGTTTTTAGTGCGTTGCCGTTTCAAAATGTTAAGTATACTTTCAATAATTCTATAGAATTATGAAAGTTTGAGCGAAAATAAATGAAATTTCATTAAATTTTCTACTTAATTTCAATTAAATTCGATAGATTTTAATTTATTGGAAAACGGCAGCAGGGGCGCATCGTATTATGTGGCGGTGGGCTGATGCGCAATTATTAAGCAGAAAGGCGGTACAGAAATGCAAGTCGAAATAGCATACCTCATAAGTATAGTATCTTTGGCATTTTCCGTCTTTTTCGGGTTGAAAAGTAGCAAGCATACAGACACAAAGGATATTGAGGAGCGTGTGAAGGATAACACCAGAATCAATATGAAACTGGATGCTATCGCAGGAACAACACAGGAAATAAAGTCGGAAATATCCACAATGAGAGAAGAAATCAATAAGCACAATGATAAGATTATCAAGTTGGAGCAGAGCCTTAAATCTGCACATCATAGGCTTGATACTCTTGAGGAACGAATGAATCATGAGTAGGTGGTTTTCAAATGCTCGATATTAACAGACAAAAGATGTTCTATGCAAAGCAAATTGGTCAAGTACCTGTTTATGATACTGACGAGGAAGGAAATTTGAAATACATCACTGTGGACGGAAACAAAGTACCGATAGAAACAGGGGAATACACAATGGGATACGATGTACCAGTTCCCTTCTATTCTTCAATCAGCAACAAATTGAGCGAATCTCTTATTAAGGAGTTTGGTGTTGATAATTCAACAAATTTCGTTCAGATAGTCGATGACAAGGGAAAACTTCCTTTGTCTGTCGGGGATTTGGTGTGGAAGAAATCAGCGGTGCAGTATAAAGCGGCAATGGTCGATAAGGCGAGTTGTGATTACATTGTCAAGGGCGTTGCGGATGAAGGTCTGACGGTTGATTTGTTTCTTTTGCAAAAGAATGTAAAGTAGGTGCAGTATGGAAAACAAAACAGTAAATATTCTCGGAGAGGAATATTCGATTATGTTTGTGGATGAATATCCAGAACGATTTTCTGATTTTGAGGAATCATCGGACGCTCTGTGCAATTTCTATGACGAAATTGATTTATGTATTAAATCCAAAAGAAAAATACCTAACGGAAGATGGGAAAATCAACTTAAACAAAAGGAAACTTAGACACGAGATAGTCCATGCCTTTCTTTTTGAAAGTGGTTTATCTTCCAATACACATGGAATTTATGGTGCATGGGCTGAGAACGAGGAAATGGTTGACTGGATTGCAATACAAGCACCAAAAATATTTAAAGTGTTCCAAGAACTTGAAATTTTGTAGGTGGTTCTATGTCTAAGAAAATATCAATCAACATCATGTCCAATAAGTCCATCCAGAACGCCGTAAAAGAGGTAGAGAACTACGCATATAGCTTAACCGATAAATGTAACGAGTTTGCGAAAAAACTCGCTCAAATCGGCGCACAGACCGCCAAAATGAAGGTTGCTCAATACGATGCTGTTTATACAGGAGAACTTCTTAGCAGTATCAATTATGAGCAAGGGGCGGTTATTAAAAAAGGTGCAACGTGGATTGTGTACACTGGATGCGTTTGGGCAAAATTTATTGAATTCGGTACAGCCGTTGTCGGGAAGGAAAATCCGCATCCCGATATTGGCATTGTTGGTTGGAAGTATGACGTAAATAATCATGGAGAAAAAGGATGGTTTTACTTTCGTGACGGCGAATGGCACTGGACAAAAGGTATGCCCTCTCGCCCATTCATGTATGAAACGTCCATAGAATTAGCAGAAAAGATTGCGGAGGTTGCAAAGGAGGTGTTTGGTTGAGTGATAATTCATGGGCTTATGACATCGGAACGGTTGTATTCTCAATCGTAAAAACGAAAGCTAAGCCAAAATTGGAATCGAAATATCCGACCATATACTTCACAAGCAACGGAAAGAAATTAAGTGATGCTATCTTCCCTACCGTCTATATTCATCGTATGGCGGCGGCGGAGCGTGGAGCAGACCTTGAGGGACTTTCCATAAACGCAACCTTGGAAACCTTTCAGGTGGATGTATTCACAAACACAAACCAATCGGATGTAGGCAGAATAATGTCTGTTGTCGCAGATGTATTCAAGGAAATGCGGTTCAAGGTTATTGCCCTTCCAGAATTTAATGAGGGGGATACATACAGAAGTACCGCAAGATTCCAAAGAGTAATAGGAGCAAATGACAGTTTAACGTGATAAAGCCTAAACGGGCTTTATTTTTTTATGCAAAAAGGAGGAATGAATATGGCAACAGGTTTGAAATCCAGAATTATTTATAGAGAAAAAACATCAAGTCCAACAGAAGGTTCTTATTGGGCAGGAACTTATAAACTTCTGTTGAGGGCGAAAGCCATTCCAAGCCCATTTGGTTCTCAGAACATGGTGGATACATCCACGCTGGAAGACCTTGTAGAAACACAGGAAATGGGAAGACGTGCGGCTGGCTCAATGGAGATTTCTGGCGCATTTGAAAAGAAATACAAAGATGACATGGTTTCAAACGAGGGAAAGGAACTGGATTTTTGTATCTTATATGGGACAGATGGCAAGGGTTCAGAAGGAATCTGCGCTTTTATCGGTCAGGAATCTTTCGCTCCTGATGAAGCAACAGATGACCATTTGACAGGAACTGCAACCGTAGCTGTGAAAACAGTTCCTAAGTGGATTGAGAATGATTATGATGTTGTGGTAACGGAAGACGAGAATGGCTATCCGACTACAATCACACTGTCAAAAAAAGGTTAAGTCAGCCATTGAATATAGAATCGGCTAATATGGCTGACTATGATAAATCCATAGCCGAAATACAGTAAATTAAGTAGAAAAAAGGAGTTATGCAAATGAAAAACTTTACCATTAACAAAAAAGTGTATAAGGCAAAAGAATTTGATTTTAACCTTGTTTGTGACTTGGAGGACGAGGGTGTTTCTCTTGAGGTCATGCAGGATAAACCCATGTCTATGATGAGAGCGTATTTCGGCATCTGTGCCGGCATTGGAAGAAATGCAGCTGGGGAAGAAATGCAGAAACACATTGTTTCCGGAGGAAGTTTTGAAGAAATGGCAGAAGCCATGTCTAACGCTATGGAACAGTCTGATTTTTTTCGGGCTGCCAACAAGACAGCGGAAGCGGAAACTGCGGAAAATCAGAGAGAAGCGGAATAAGAAAAAAATACAAGTCGTTTCGTGAATTTTTGACTGCTGAATGGTTTCCACAGGCATACGCTATCGGGGTTTCGTGGGATGAATTTTGGAGAATGAATCCAAGGATATTGTTTGCGATTGCAGAGGGATACAACCAACGTGTCAGAAATGCAGATTACATGAATTGGATAAACGGTCAGTATATGCTTTCTGCTGTAATTGTCGGTGTAGAGAAAAATTTGGCAGGAAATAAGGCAAAAAATGAGTATATCAAAGAACCCATCCTTTCTGTTAGCGAAGAAAAACGGAATACTGAATCAAATGAAGAGATTGCGGTTTTTGAAATGAAAAAAAGGATACTGGCACTTCGTGAATCTGGTTTGCCAGAAAGTCCGAAATAGTATTTAGGTGGTAATGGCTAAGTCTATTACCACCTATTTAACGCTATGGGAAGGTGGTGGAAACGAAGAATGAGTGAAATAGATAAACTTGAGATAAAGATTGTTGCAGATGCCGCAGAAGCGGAAAAGTCTGTAAAAAAGTTGAGCAAAACTATTGATGGTATCGGGAAAACAGGAGATTCCACAAAACAGATTCGTGAAATTAAATCTGTTTTGGAGAGCATTAAAACACCAGAAATAGAGATTAAAGGCATAAAAGAATTTGCGAAACAAGCAAGAATCATAGCACACAACTTTTCAAAAGCCGCAAGAAGTGCAAAGGAAATCGGCGCTTCGTTAAAAGGCGTGAATCTCGGACAACTCACAAAAAAGACGAAAAAAGAATCTGCATCTGTTGAAGATTATAGCCATTTGAAGGACATCCCTATTTTTGACATGGGCAAGCAGATTAACGGTGATCCGATACAGGATGCCGCAAAATCCATGTCTGATTTAACGAGCGAAACAAGAAGTGCCGTTTCTGTTGCAGGACAGCTTTCCGCCGCAATGGAACGTGTTTCTGAAAACGCCGCAAAAACAGACAGATTTTCTGGAATAGAAAAGGAGATTTCAAAAAATCTTGGCATGACAGGCGTTCTGGACATTGATAACGGAAAGTTCGCTGAAACTATCGAGGAATCGAAAAGCCTTATCAATGGATTTAGAGTTGACTTAGAAAAACTCGGACTTAGCGAAATTAAGTTTCCAGAAGTCGAAAAGGCAGAACGAGAATTTAAAAATATGGAAAATACGGTTAGAGTTCTGACCGAAACCATAGAAGAATTAAAATCGTCTGGTGCAAATGCAAAACAGTTAAAGCCGCTTGAAAAGCAGTTGGAGAGAATAAGCCAAAAATCAAAAATAGCAAATCTTAATCTGAAAGATACTATTGCACTTGCACGCTCTAAAATACCAAATATTCAAGAGGGGTTGCAGGAAAATCAGGGCAAAAAAACGCAACAAGTAAGCCAGAGAAAACGCTCAAATAAATCTCGTGGTCGTTCATCCGGTGGGCTTTTTGGTCGCTCTGGCGGTCGCAATAGTTTTTCTTTGCCTAAAATGGTTGGTATGTCTGTACTGTACTCCACTGCATTTCAGCTGATTGCTACCATAAAATCTGCATTTGTAGAGGGTATGCAGAGTTTAGCACAGTACAGTCAATCGGTAAACGCCAATATTTCCTCTATGATGTCCGCTTTAATGCAGTTGAGAAACGCATTTGCGGCGGCTTTTGAGCCTATTCTTTCTGTTGTCGCACCCTACCTTGCTACTTTCATTAGTTGGCTTGCAAGGGCAATCAATATGTTGGGTCAGTTCTTTGCGGCACTGACAGGAAAAGGCTATGCGGTACAGGCTAAAAAAGTGCAGATGGACTACGCAAAAAGCCTGAAAGATACGGCAGGCGGCGCAGGAAAAGCGGCTAAGGCATTAAAGGAAATGCAGGACTATACGCTCGGATTTGATGAATTGCACATCATAGACACTAAGCAGAACGATAGCGGCGGTGCTGGTGGCGGTGGTGCTGGCGGCGCAGGAGACCTTCTCCCCACCGATATGTTTGAAACTGTTGAGATTGATTCCAAGATAAAAGGTCTTGCTGACAGAGTAAAAGAAGCATTTAAAACGGGGGACTTTTACAGTCTTGGTGCTGATTTGGGGAAAAAATTACAAGATGCTCTCGGCAGTATCGACTGGGATGCAATATATAAAAAGGCAGACAAATTCGGAACAGGATTGGCAAGTTTTTTGAATGGCTTAATATCTCCAGACACTTTTTCTGCTTTAGGAGCAACAATAGCAGGAGCTTTGAATACTGCATTGCATTTCCTTGATTCGTTTGGCACTAAATTTGATTGGTCTAATTTCGGGCTGTCCATAGCAGCTGGAATTAACACGTTTTTCTCCACTTTCGATTTTGTCCTTGCCGCAGATACGGCTAATAAATGGATAAACGGTATTTTAACCACATTGATAAAAGCCGTACAGGGTACAGATTGGGCAATGATAGGAGAAAAAATTGGAACATTCATAAAGGAAATTGATTTTGTCACCATTCTGTCCAATATCGGAACACTGATATTTGAAGCTATATCATCTGCGCTTGAAGCGTGGAATGGTTTTGTTGATGTTGCGCCGATAGAATCAACTATCATAGCCGCTGTTGCGTTATTGAAATTTACTGGTCTGGGTGCTTCAATAGCCAAAGCAATCGCAGCACAGATAGCAGGCTCGGAGATTGTTACTGGTATAGGAACTGCTATTGCTGGTCTTGGACCGAAGATTGCAGGATTTATATTAAGTCCTTGGACGCTTGCCATAGGGGCGGCTATATTAGCCGTTTTTATGACTATAAAGCATTGGGATGAGATAAAAGAGTTTCTTGCGAAGTTGTGGGATGGTATTAAGAAAACAGTAGTCGAAGTATGGGACTCTATTAAAAATTTCTTCAAAACAACATGGGATGAGATTGTAAGCTACTACCCAGAGAAATGGAATGAATTAAAGACGGCAACCTCTGAATTGTGGGAAGCCGTCAAAACAACCATTTCTGAAAAATGGACTGCAATTAAGAATTTCTTCACGGAAACAATACCGCAGATTATAAGTGATATTGTCAAGTGGTTTTCTGAATTGCCATCTAAAATTGGCACTGCAATTTCAACTTTAATATCCTCTATCTTTCCTACATGGGGAAATGATATCTCGACTTGGATTTCATCTTCAATACCAGAAAAAATAAAAATGATTATCGACCTGTTTAAAGGAATACCGCAGGGCGTATATAACGCCGTAACATCCATGGGACGTACGATTGAGAAAATCGGTAAATGGATGTGGGAGGGCATTAAAAAAGGTTTGCTTTCTTTAGTGCCTTCTGGTGTGAAGGAAGTTGTAAGTGGAATACTTAGTGGCACAAAGAGCGCGGCAGAAATCCACTCCCCATCCAAACTGTTTAAACGAGAGGTCGGTGCTTATCTGGGCGCAGGTATCGTTGAAGGTATGGAAGAATCCGTCAAAGGTGCAGGCAGTGTTATTGATGAAATCGTAGACAAAGTATCTGGCGGTGGCAGTCTTGCTCCTGTTGTATCGGTCGAAGCACCAGATATTTCACAGTGGAACGAAGTATGGGACATTACTCGTGCAAAATTTAGCGAAACGAAAGCCGCTATCACATCTGAAATGCAGAACTTCTACACACAGATAAACGCTATGTCGCTGGTTTTCGGGAACACGTTCAAGACAAGCATGAGCGAATACCTTAACAAGACCTATGACGGTATTTACAACACGTTTGATGCTATCAGACAGACCTTGCAGCAAGTATCTGATGAGGTCACAAGGATGCTAAACCAGATGGTTTCGGACGCAAACTCACTGGCAGGACTGACAGGAAAGAAATACAGTCATGTCGGCGGCTACAATATGCAACAGGCGCAGCGTTTCAATATAGAAATGTTTGCGAATGGCGGTTTTCCTCGGTCTGGCGAACTGTTTATTGCAAGAGAGGCAGGACCGGAACTGGTCGGAAGTATTGGCGGCAAAACAGCCGTTGGCGGCAATGACCAGATAGAACGTGCAATTTTCAATGCTGTTCTGACGGCTATGTCACAGGCAATGGCGAACGGCAGCAGCCAGCCAATCGAACTGAACCAGAAGATTGAACTGGATGGAGACGTTATTTATAACAATCAGCAGAAAGTATCCGCAAGACGAGGGATAAACTTTGGTCTTGGTGCATTTCAAAGGTAGGTGGTTTTTGTGGCAGTAATTAAATATAACGGCACAGAAATTACCTGCCCTTCTGTGCAGGAATACGAAGGTCAACAGTTGGTTGACAGCGGCAGAAATGCAAATGGCGTTGTGGTAGCTCAAAAGATAAACCGCCGCCAAGTGAAATTGACATTGGAGTGGAAGGTTATTTATCCAAAGGAATTGCAGAAGATTTTGCAGCTGGTCGAAACTTTCATAGGCGAAGTGACCTATTATGACCCGAAGGAAGGGAAATTCATCACAAGGGAAATGTATTGGGGAGATTATTCCGTTTCTACATATTGGGTGTCCGAGAATGGCACACCGAAAATGTTTACAGGTCTGAAAGCCTCGCTTATAGATACAGGGAAGTAAGGCGGTGGTTTTATGTATCCGGTAACAGCAAAATGGAAAGAGGAAACAGAGCAAACGCTCCGCAATCCTTCTTATGTGAGAATTGTATTTGGCGTGACAGACCCAGACGCACCCGGCTTGAGTACACAAACAGATAACGGTCATTTGCCGTACAGCGATGTTGACAGCGTGGATGTCGGCACAACCGCCCCATCCACCTATCAGACGCTGGAGCGAAACAGATTTATTCTGGACGGAAAGAACCCTCTGCCGCCAGAGAGCAACCCCATCTATCAGGGATATGCAGGATTGACAATCAGCGGCGATGCAGGGGCATATACTGTGCAGCCACTTGTGAAAATTTCATTCGGCGATTATGTGCAGTTTCCCGGTCTGACCTTCCAGTTTGATGACAGCATGGGTGATTACCCGAACAGTTTTCGGATTCTGGCAAAGAAAGATTCTGTATCTGTGTTCGATAAAACCTACTCGCCTGATACTACATATTGGGAAATGGCAGACCAAATTCCGTTATGCAATGAACTGTCCTTCTATTGGCTGAACTCAAATATACCGCACCGCAGGGCGAGGTTACTTTCCTTGACATACGGTCTGGTTAGCCGATTGGGCTCGGATGATATTGCAAGTTGTTCTTCAACGAAGGAGATTGACTTGTTATCGTCCAAAATTCCGAAACAGGAATTTGAATTTACGCTGATTGATACGCAAAGAAGATATGACCCCGAAAACCCATCTGGCTTATGGGAATATCTGGAAAGCAGACAGCCTGTCAATTACCAGTACGGCTATGAATTGTCGGACGGTTCTATTGAGTGGATACCTTGGGGCTTGTCTTATTCTACAGGCGATTTTGATGTATCGAAATCTGGAATTGTGGCAGAGGTCAGCATAAAGTGTGTAGGTCTGGCAGACCATTTGACAATGACTTATGACGAGGGCGTGTATTCGGCGGCAGGAAGAAGCCTGTTCGACCTTGCTACAGATGTTATGAAGTTTGCGGGATTTGAGAATACAATCGAACTGGATAATGCGTTGAAAACAATCTATACACATAACCCCCTGCCGTCCTCCAAAGTGAATGAGTGCTTGCAGCTGATAGCTAATGCAGGGCGTTGCATCATGAACCATAGCCGCGGCGGTTATATTCAGATTTTGCGCGAGAATGACAGCGCGACAGGATTTGATATCAACTTTGACAAAATGACGGATACGCCCACCACAACGAAGATACCTCCCCTTCGCAACCTGTCTGTGGAGTATAACTCCGTCAAGGTTAACTCGGAGGTAACGGCGGCGGTCAATGCGGCTGAGGTATCGTCCAACGTGGCGCATGAATATACCTTTACCCATTCGGCGTATACGAACCAACAGATTGTATTAAGCAGCGGCTTAACAATGGTCGGCACGGCAAAATTCTACGCCTACAAGACCGTTGTAACGCTCAAGGGGACAGGTACGGTCACTATCAATGGGAATAGCCTTACGGAGAATAAAATCGAGTACAGGAAGAAATACAGTGACGTTGGCGAGGATTTGAGCGGCGTTAGCAATACGCTCATTGACAACCAGACGGACGCTATCGCATACGCAAACTGGGTAGCGGCGGTCACTCTGCGGCGAAACACCTACAGCGCGCCAGACAGAGGATATCCAGAACTGGACGTTGGAGATTCTGTCAACTTCACAAGCAACTTCGCGAATGAAACGCCTGTTACTATGGTTCAGCAGAAATTAACCTACAACGGCGCGATTAAGGGCGAGTGCCAATATATTATTGGGGGTGGTGGCTAATGGCTTGGATAGCACCGATTTTTAACCGAACGGTATCCGACACCGTTACGGCGAGGGCGGCTCAGGCGAACGAGGAAAACAATAAGGGCGCACTGAACTATCAGGACTTGAACCGCATTGAGGGCAACCATAAGGAACTGATGCAGTGGCTTGAGAAGGAAGGCTACTACATCCCCAGAACATACAGAAACTACAAGGAGAGTTTCAACGGCACAACCTACACCGATTGGCAGGAGGTCAATATACCTTGGCTTTCGGAAATCAACCGTATCCGAGCGAATTATACCGCTCTGGTGCAGTTGTTTTTGGTTGGATTGGGATTGCCTGTATTCGGAGAAAGCAATTACCTTGATTGGCAGGAGGTCAACGATTGGGAACGAGTTGCCGCGGTCGGCAAGGAAATGACAGAAAATATGAAGCAGGAATATATCTACTGCGGAACGATGAATAGCGGAGGTGAACGGTTGCTATGAAGGATTTTTTAGATAGAATCCCAACCCAGGTAGGGCGGAGAAAAATCACCCATGCGGACGGGACAAGCGAATATGTAACGGTTGAAATGGCGGACGAACCTTCTGTAGAGGGTACGCCATTAAACAGAGAAGCCTTCATGAACGTGCAGGGATTTTCTAATGAAGACACTACTATCAGCAAATCAGGTAATGTAACCACAGTTACAATAACGCATGGCGATGGTGGTAAAACTGTTACAATAATTACAAAGAACTCAAGTACACTAACTACTGTAGTATCTAAGTATACCGGACCCTCAGGTAAAGAAATCACGAAAACTACTACAATAGATACTAGTAGCTCAGTAACAAGGATTGGAGGTGTTGTATCATGAGTTGGGATGTAGGTTCATGGGTAATTGACACAGTTAATTCAGTATTAAGTACTCTAATTCAAGCACATGGTACACAGACCTTTACCGAGGATGGCACATTTACTGTTCCTGCTGGTGTGACAAAGATTTTGGTGACTGCTTTTGGTGCTGGCGGCGGTGGCGGCAGTTATGATGCCAGTGGCGGACAAGGGGGCGACAGGGTAATTAAAAAAGTATATTCCGTTGTGTCTGGAACGGTTATTCCTATTACAATCGGCAAAGGTGGTGCAGGTGCAAAAGCTAGTAATGGTGCAAAAGGCAATGACGGCGGTGCGACTGTTATTGGCAACATAGTGACATTAGACGGTGGAGGTGGTGGTACATCGAAATCGCATAGAGGCTCGCCTGGCGGTTCAGCAGCCATGAACGGAATGGACAGCCCGATGGCTAACGGCGGCCTTAAAGGTTCAGACACATATTATTCCGGCAATACATACGAGGGTGGCGGAGGCGGCGGTGCAGGATTTGGAAGAGGCGGAGACGGCGGCTATGCGACTACGGGTAACTATGCAGGTGACGGACGGGCTGGCGGTATCGGAGCCGGTGGTGGTGCAGGCGGCAGGTCAAGAGACGGCAGCAAATATAATGGTGACGGAGGGAAAGGCGGAGACGGTATTGTAATTATCGAATGGTGAGGTGAAAGGATATGAAAAATTATGCAATGATTGCAGAAAACAGAGTAATCGGCGTTTTGCTGAATCAGGAAACAGAGCCAGAATGGGGACCGACCCCAGACGGAAGCCCTGTGACTGCTATTCCTTGTGACGATACTGTTACGCTTGGCATGATTTATAATTCTGAAACAGGTACGTTTTCGGAATACACACCGCCCGAACCCGAACCCACCCCCGAACCGCAACCCTCCCAGCTTGACCGCATCGAGGAGAAGTTAAACGCCCTTGCGGCGGACAGCGTAACGGTAGAAAAATTAGAGGAGGCAATCAGTGAGGGGGTGAACGAAGTATGATGGAAACAATTAAGCACATGGCAAAGTTAGCGGCGCAGGCGGTGCAGGAGAAAGCGGACACTATGACAGGGACGGAGCTGAACGCTGAGGACAGGTTTATCCCAGATTTCCAGACGGCTTGTGAAAAAGAAAATATGCTGAACCGCCCTGTCGGCTTTGTCTGCAAGAGTACCGCAGGCAGAGTGGTAAAGCTGCTACAGAAATATGACAGCACCATTTACACCGCCGAACCCGAGGAATTGCCTGCACAGTGGGGTTTTGTATGGAGTGATGACCCTGCGAAGGCAAAGCCCTTTATCTCGCTGGCAACCAGCCCCTACGCGAAGGGGGACTGTTGCACGGAGAATGGCGTTTGCTATCGCTCGACCATCGATAACAATACTTGGAAGCCCTCGGAATACCAGCAGGGCTGGGAGAAAGTAGGTTGATCGTATGGCAAGAAAAATGGAAACGAGCAAGAAACTTGTTTACATATCTGATTTTGTAGCAATCTGCCTGAGTGCGGCGGTTATATATGGTACTTTCGTCACTGAAAAAGATATATCTCCGCTCGCACAGGTTGCGGTCGCTTCAATTACAGAGTGCGGCGTTGCGAACGGTTTCTATTATTGGAAATCGAAAAACGAAAACAGGTACAAATATGTTATCAAGTTGATTCGTGAATGGGCTGAAAAATACGGCATTGAAGCCGTTATCCGTATTGCTGATATTGTATTGAAAGAGTGAAAGGAGATGTAGAAAGTGGGTAAGATTACATTCTTAATGGAAAACTGGTATTTGGTGGTTGCGTTGATGGCAGTCACAGGGATGGTCGGTGTATTTATCGGGCGTTTTCTGAAAATGCCGACAGCGGCACAGAGAGAAAAGGTCAAGGAATGGCTACTGTGGGCAGTCACACAGGCAGAAGCGGAATTGGGTAGCGGCACAGGAAAGCTGAAGCTGCGGCAGACCTATGATTTATTCGTGCAGAGATTCCCTGCGGTTGCTATGGCGGTATCATTTGACACCTTCTCTATGTGGGTGGATGAAGCACTGGAGGAAATGCGAAAAATGCTGAAAGAAAACAAGGCGGTCAATGAGATTGTGAAAGGATGATTGCATGGCTAAAAAAATGACAGGAAAAGAATTGGTGTCTTTTTGCCGTTCCAAAATCGGCACACCGTATGTTTACGGCATGAAAGGCTCTGTAATGACCGAAGCCAACTACAACTATCTGAAAAACAAATACGGTAAGATGGTATGGAATAGTGACAGAAAGAAAATCGGGAAGGTCTGCGTAGACTGCTCTGGTCTGATTTCATGGGCGTGTGGCGTAAAACTCGGCAGTACCCAATGGAAAGAACGAGCAAAAAGCGTCAATCCGATATCAACCATCGAAAAAGCACCCATCGGGGCGTTAGTCTGGATGCAGGGGCATATCGGGGTATACACAGGCATGAAGAACGGCTACCCCTACTACATAGCTGCTGACGGTTCGGCTTACGGCGTGCGAGAAGTCCCCCTGCGGTGCAATAAATTCACGCACTGGTTGCTTGTAAATGATGTTTTCGACTACGGAACGGAGGATGAAGAAGTGGTAGAGAAATGCAAGATTATCATTGATGGAAAGGAACACGAAACAGAACGCATTTTGAAGGATGGCACAAACTATATCAAAATTCGTGACGTAGCGGATGCTATCGGGTATAACATCACAAGCAAGGGCAGTATTGCGGTGCTGACGAAAAAATAACCATTGTGTTGACCCCAACAAAATGGTATAATAACAGTACACCCTTTCGTAAAAGCTGCAATCCTAAGCTACACAAAAATCGGGAGTATATCAATTTCGGTATACTCCCTTTTTTTATGCCGTTTTCCGAATTTCCCCGACCATCATATCTACCATATCGAAAACTTCATCCCCATAAGTAGCCACAAAGTCACATAAAAATTCCTCCTGTTCCAATGGGATATGTATGTTATAGGACATACAGACTGCGTGGCATAATTCGTGTATCAGTACCTTCCTCTTAAATCCGCCTACAAGCCGATTAGAAAGGCAAATGCAGTGAGTAGTGTTATCAGTCACGCCAACTGTAAAACTCCCGTCAGAGCGGCGCAGACAGTCAGAGAGCGGCATAACAGAAATAACGCTCCATTTTACACCGTTTATCTCGAATACCATTTCGTTACCACCCCCAATTAAAAAAGATAGGGGGAATACCCCTATCCGTTTTATGTCAGCCGATTTTCTGCAACAGTGTTGTCATTTTGGCTTTCAGCAGGGTGCGTTCTTCTGGTGTCATATCCGAAAGAATCTCTGTCACATCACCAGAAAGTTCTTTCATGTATGCTTCAAGGTCGCGCATCTTTTGCTCTTTATCAGCCTGAGAATTGCCCTTGTGCATTTCCTTGCTTTCTGTGTAATGGCGTTTCGCTTTATCGTAGCCGCTCATCATGGGTTCGGTATAGTACATTCTGCCACCCATACGGTCTAAATCTCTGCCACGCTCTGCGTCGCTCTTGCTATCCCATTCGTGATACATATCGGGTGTCTGGAAGTAGTAAGGCGGTTCTGTATATCCTCTGCGTGTTCCTCTGCCCTTTGGTGCAAATCGACCGTCAGCGTATCTGTAATGGTCGTAGAAACGCCTGTCTCCGTCCTCGTAGTATTCGGATTTCAACCGTCTAAGGATTTCCTTATCTTCTTCTTCGTCCTCTTTCTCTGCCTTCTGCATAGCCTTTGTAATGACAGCTTTGTATTCAGCATCATTTAAGTCTTTAATCATATCGACAACCTGTCCCATTTCGGCGGTATCAACACATTCCAGACCTTTTTCCATTTCGGACCATGCCTTTTCACAAAGACACTCAATCATTTTGTGCATTCTCTTAATGTGCATAAATTATTCACCTCCGCCTGTTGTTGCAGGGGCACTTTCTCCGTTGATAGCAGATAATCTGCTATCTGGCGTACAGCAAGGCTCCCCTATCATTCTGAAAAATCCAGAATTGTTCGTTGTCTCAACTACTGTTTTGTATCTGGTTCTTGTTCTCAAGCCAGATGCCACAACCTGTCTGCAATTACGCTTCATAAGCGGATACTGCACAGCCCCACCGCCAATCGTAATAAAAACAGGAGCATTGATTGTAGTGGTATCGGGGATTTTTTGAGCCACCACAATACAAACTTTTCGGCAGTCTGCATAACTGCCAGCAGGTAAATCTATAATCAGATTTCCGCCTGTAAAATTCACTGACTGCGATATAATGAAATTATCGCAAAGTCGGCATACGTTCTTACAAGCCATAAAATAACACCTCCTAAAAAATTAAGGGTAGACTTCTGCCTACCCTCTTTGTATCAACCACTGCGGGCGAAGTCTGATTTAATATCAGATAGCATTTTAAGTATTTCCTTCTGGTCTTTCATTATCTTATCCAGATAATATCTGTCCTGCCTATGCAATTCATTCAACAGCGTATCATTCGATACCTGTTGGCAAGTCACAAACTGCAAAAACACAGACAGGACAGTAAGCATATCTAAATAAGATAACCCTTTATTTTGGTTGTCTGCCATCAGCAACCACAACCGCAACCGTTACCATATCCAGAATAAGGATAAGGGGCAGGAACGTTATACGCAGGTACAGGCATAGGGTTGATTCTTCTAATCAATTCCGCTGTCTGCGCGTCCTGATTTGCCGCGATATAAGCGTTCTGCGCTGACTGAGAAGCAGCCAGTTCCAGCTTCTGAACCTTATCTCTCAGGTCGGCGTTTTCCTTAGCGCACAGGTAGTCGAGGATTGCTCTTGTTCCTGCGTTCTGGTTGTCGATAATGTCACGGGTATTTGTGTTCATCGTGTTCTGCAATGCACAAGTATCCTGCGCCATATCGTATCTTACCTGAGCGATTGCTTCTCTGTTCTGGCAACAGCAATCGGCAAGCTGTGCCTGCAATGCGTTCTGACCCTGCATCAGTGCAACATTGGTTGTGTTGAACCCCTGCTGTGTCTGGTAGCCAAGATTGCAGATAGCGTTATCTACGCCATGAAAACCGTTCATCAGAGTGGTGTTCTGTGCATAGAACCCATCACACATACCGTTGGAGATACCGTCAAGTTTTCCGATGATAGACTGTGTGTCGAATCCTCTCTGGATATCCGCCTGTGTAGCTGCTGTTGCTACATAGCCGCCGCCATTACCGCCGAAGCCGCCGAAACCGTTATTGCCCCAACCGAAAAGCAAAGCAAAAACTACGATTATCCACAGCCATCCGCCATCGCTAAAAGCACCGTCATTGCCATAACCGACTGTTGCCGGCATTACTGGCATAGTAAAAGGTGTATTGTTTGTAGAGTTGAACATATTAGATTCCTCCTTTTGATTGATTATTTTTATTCATAAAGAGGCACCAAGGTTTTTTGCGCGCAACCTCTAATATGTCTTACATTCCAAACTTATCTTTCATTTGTTTCATTATTTCATCGGGGTTTACCCCTTTCTCTTTGCAGAGGTTTCTTGCCATCTGCTCTACGCCTTTGGCATCCCCTTTCTGCATCATGTCTATGGCATTTTTCGCCATAGGGTTTCCCATCACTTGACTATTGTTCATCATGCTCTGTAAAAATTGTTGCGGATTTCTTATACCGCCAAGGAGTTGAAATAAATTCTTCATTCTGCATCCGCCTTTCTTTTGGTCGATTGCGTGCCGGATTTTGCCACGGTTTTATTTACGGAGAGTTCCAACTGTTCTAATCTTTCAGACAGTTCATCAAATCTATCCATGAAAGCTGTAACCGTACCTTCCGACAAGTCAATTTTCAAATTCTCTTTGTTTTGGATTTCGCTTTGAGGAACAGTCTCATTTATCGGCTTGAAAATTATAGTCTTAATCGTTCCGTCAGCGTTCCAAGACTTAGCAAATATTGCACTCATATCCTGCATCGGAAAGAACGCCGCCGAACCATCCATAGGCACATCATTTGCCGTTATCATTTCCACAGACTGCACCACGCGCCCATTTACGCCACGCGGCATCTGCTGTTGAAGCTGATTTACTGGCTGCACCTGTTCTATCTGCGGTTGCTGCATCCGCGTCTGTTGAAAGTATGGATTGTACCCATACTGCGGATATGCTTGCTGGATATTATAGTTCATGCTCTGATAAGGATTTGGTTGCATAGTCGATTCACTCCTTCTCTAAAACCTCCTGCACCGCCCGAACCATAACGGACTGATAAGTAAGAGGTATCTTCATTACATCTTCACGACTGAAAATTTTCTCTAGGACTTCATCTGAAAACATTTCCATCAACCTCCTTCTACCTATATTTTCGCATAAAAAAAGAGCCAAAAGTGTCATCTTTCGCTCAACTTTCTGTCATATATTTTTTTGTTTTGTATGGGGCTTTTCTACACCAATTCTACACCACTACACCAATTTTACACCATTTTTCTAAAAATTATTCATTGGTTTTGAAAAGTTATTCAATGTTTATCTTTTTTGTATGAATTACTCAAAACCATTGAAAATAAAGTTATTAACAATGTTTTTAAAGTTATAGCAAGATATTTTCATTTTGAATAAAAATTTCAATATCATTTCATTCATCATATTTAGTACTTTCTGACAATGAATCGGCTTTACGTCTTTTAATTCCATATTCCCAATAATTGGAGAAATAGAAAAGCTCCACATACTTCTGTAGTTTCTTTCTGTTATAATTCTTATGCTATCTCCCTTTACTTCATTTATCCAGTAGTCAAACCACGCATCGACTGTTGGAGAGTCAGAAAAGAACACATCACCATGTTCATCCTCAAACTGCGCATCTGCCATCCATGCCCTGCACTCCTGCAACTTATGAAAGTATTTCTGTTTTCGTTTTCCAGATTTTGTTGTAAAACGTCCTGTATACATTCCGTCTTTCCGTTGGCTGATACCAACGCCTAATTCTTTACCTCTAAGGTCTTTTCCCATCGTTACACACCCTTTCATTTTGAGAAAAGCCCCATACAGCTTCATACTACCATACGGGGCTAATTTCTGTCTATATCTCAACAGTATTTTCAATAAACTTGTCGAATTCCTTTCGCTTAATGAGCTTTCTGTTCCCGTTTGTAAGAGCAAAAGTGCATCTTGGGTTATTCGCAAGTTTTCTGAGCGTTGCCGTTCCGATATTGCTATAGGCGGACGCTTCATCAATCGTCATTGTAACTTTCTGCCAAATCGGCACTTCTGGTTTCGACATATCCTCAATCCTTTCCATTTTCTTATAAATCTTCCTCAAAATACGATTTACCGTAGATGATGATATTTTCATCGTGTCCGCTATATAGTCAATGGGAGAACCATTACTGGACAGTTGAAATACCATCATCTCGTCCTCGGTAAAATTGGCGTTCTCTATAATTTTTCGCAATTCTGGCTTTGTCAAATCTCGCAAAGCCACTTAGGAATACCTCCTTTATGTATTCTCGTTAGACCAAAGCAATTTCTTATTCCCTTTCTTATCGGTCTGGAAAATAGTATCCTCTGTCATTTCTATTCCGATTTCAGCCTTTACTACTTCCTCGATATCATCAAGCGAAAGATGCTTATCACCGACATCTGCCCATAATTCTTCAAAGGCAACTAACGCTTTGGCGCATCGTTCTGAACCGAACCCGAATTTATCATGCAGGACTAGCAACATAACCAGTTCCATTTGAGAAGAAAGCCCTCTATCAATGATTTTCTGCATATTTTCAATAGCTTCTGTCTTTGCTTCTTCAATGATTCTTTTTTGCTTCTGATACCGTTTTTTCTTTTCAATCTGATTCAGATTCATCTTTCACACCACCCTCGCAAACCGCAGAAATAAATTTGTCTCCCCTTTTCTGCACTTCTGGCGGCAGATTTTCGTAAAAGTTTATTTCCCCTGTTTGGTATCCGCATCTTACTTTCATTCTCTCCATAGCCTTGATGGCAAGAAATGCACCGTTGATAGCTACATGATACGCAGCAGGCAATCCGCTTTCCTCGTCACGCGCGTCATGGTCTTTTTGGTAAGTAATCGTATGCCGCAGCAGAGCAGCTAACAATCTATCATCGGAAATATTGCGCCATGATTCGATACCTTCAAGACCGTATTTCTCAACAGCAAATTCACGAACCCTTGCCAATGGTTCTAAAAGTTCCAACGGCACAAGGTTAAGTTGCGGTTTTCCTTCATCAGATTTTACGATTGGCGTTTTCATAAATCTTCCTCCGTTCTGGTTTTTATCTGATACTCATTGCTTTTATTTTCTCTAATTCTGCATGAACGGTGTCCATAACAGAATCATCCACTACTCTTTCTTTCTTCTCGCTGCCATCAATCAACAGTTTGCTCTTTTCGTCAAACGCATTAGAAAGCTGCTTAATCCTATCCTGCATTTCTATTCTGGCAGGATTTTCATTATTAGAAAGCAAATTCCGCACTTCTGTTGGCAGTTTTGCGCTTTCGTCTTTCTGCATCAGCACAAGCCGGTATGACCTCTGAAAATTGCTCATAACTACTGTCTCGTTATAATCTTCATCCGTAGCCCAAATATGCAGCTGCTCTGGTGTTCCGATTGCACGCTGGATGATTGCAGGAAGTTTCAAAAATTCCTCGGTATATCGGTATCCACTATTTCTAATTGCTTTGCTCACCAACGCCCACGCTTCCATTTCGTTCAATTCCTGCGGCTTGCTGACGGAATGAACCATGTCAACCAACTGACCGATTGTCGGTGCAAATCCGCTTGTATCGGACAGGATATAGGATTTCAACGCAACCGAAATCTGCTGATATGTATAATCTGAAAGCATCATTCCCCAAACCTCCGTTGTTTCTTCGATATTCTTTGGTCTGAAATTCTGAAAACAGTTATACATGATACGCAGGATTTTCTTCGTTTCCTCTTTTGTCAGCACAAAACACACCCCCTAAAAATTCCAGTTTATATCGCTACTGGAAGCCTTCCCGATTTTCTCCCAAACAATACCTTGATATCCGCTTGAAATGCTTTCATTTATTGCCGTTGACACCGCCGTATCTCCGTACTGTGTTGACTTTTCGGATATTGTTTTTAAAAGTGTACGCAATCCTCTTTCTTTGTACTTGAAATTTCTCTCCCCCTTGTATGCTATCCAATCCTGCACAGATTCCAACAAGTAATCGGAAATAGCAAACTCGGAAACCATGTCATTCAGCATATCCGCAGAAGATACTTTCTTTGCAGAAGCGGAAGGAATACTTTTCGGCTCTTCTTCCGTCTGGCAATCGTCCGCACTTCCTCTAACCTTATTTACCGTATCCATAACGTACCGCCTAAAATCATCAGACTTAATATGCTTTGCAACATTCTCAACACCCGTAAGCGTTTTCTCAGATTTGCTCCAATTATACTTGTACCATTTTAGAATCAAGACTTCCTTTGTTTCCGCACAGTACCGAATCACGCCATGCACATTTTCAAAACGGCTAATCAATCTTGAAATTGTATCCTTCGTGTATCCTGTATGGTGCGATATTTGATTAAAGCTGACCTCGTAGCAGCCGCAGATATTCGTCTGTGGGTTCGTCAGAAGATAAGCATAGAAATACTTATCCTCTGGCGTGAAATCATCCTCGACTTTATTGTCAGTCCAGAACGATATATGTAAATTCCTGTATATTGCCATAAACAACCACCACACTCTTATTTATTGTTGATTTTCTCGTTAAGATTCATTCCAAATCACTCCAATTTATCAGCAATCCCAAGTATATCAAATCCACAGAAGGAATTATCAATATTTGCATAAACAGCATCTAAAACTTCTTCATCGTGAATACCATCTGCCTCCATCTGTTCCCAAAAATATTTATCCTGCGTTGATGTTCCAGAGAAATCACCTTCATGCTCTATTTTGTATGTTCTCCCTCTAAATTCAAGTGTTTCTGTGTATCCTGCTTCATGTGTTACAACTGTATATTTCATCGTTCATTCCTCCTTCTTCGGCTTCTCGCACCGTTCAAACTCGATAACCCACACCCAAGGGTTTGCGTTCCATCCATAACGGTCAAGGTCGGATTTCTTAATCGTGGAATTCCACAATCTTGCAAATACTTTTGGATACGCCATTCGACGCAAGTTATTCGTATAGACTTCGCTATAAGTTTTATAATCATCATAAATACCTTCATTTTGGCAACTATCAAATGTTATTTCCTGCAACCGCTCCACTCTCACATCCGTAACCTTCATCCATATTCTCGCAGCTTCTTTCGGCATGTGGATGGATGGATGCCATATATGCGCTTCATTCTTAAATCCATCTTCTGCAACTTCGTCTGCCCGATACACATATCTATTTTTATCAGACGGAACAATAGGATGACTCCATGTTTCCCGAACATACAGAATATCCCCCTGCTGGTACGGCGGCAAGCATGGCATACAAAAGTCGGCATAAGCATCAAGTGCAACTACATACGAAGAATAAAAACAATCAAATTGAAAGCGGCCATTTTCATAAACAGGCTCAATCCTATGTATGTGGTCTGGAACATTTTTTGCAACCCGTCTGGTGCAAGTCTTCCTCCCATCCAGAATCGCTCGTACCATTTCGGTGTTAAATAAAATTGGTTTAATCGCCATCCGCTTCACACCCCCTTTTCTCCAATTCCGTTTCCGCTTCTTTTGGAATAACATAAAAATCATTCAATAATTCTTCGATATGCTCCTCGGTCCAAACAGGCGTATCTTTCTGCACTACAGAAGTGACATACCAATCATATAAAGTACTCTCGTCCATGGCTTTCTCTAAATCGACTAATCTTTTTTCATATTTTCCTACGTTGCAGGGCAGCACCAACAACCGCCCCTGTTCTTCCAAGTCCCTGTAGCGTTTTAGTTCCTCCAGCAAGTCAGCTTCCTGTCCAAATCCCTCCGCAGTTCTTCTGACCACTCCAAATTCATCCTCCGACAGATGTTTCCGGAGCCGTTTTTCTGCCGCTCTTAACTGGTTAATCTTTTTTTCAAGTGTCACACTCATTTCCTTCACTCCTTGCTTAAAACTGCCATATTCATAACAGCAGTCGCAAATGGCATGGTGTTTGTTGGTTTCTTTGTTTTTCTCAATCATTCCTCCACCCCGCTGTCAACCATTATAAATCTCAATTCCTTTTCCTTTGGCGAAACCGTATTCTTGATTTGCCCCTTTGCTGTTTTCCCATCCTTCCAACATATAGATTGCATCGCAAATATTGAGCAATTCAAAAGACATTCTCATGTATTCCTCATGTGTCGCATCTTTCGGCATGATATCATTCAGCCTCGCAGGATTTACCGTATCATGTCCGACTGCAATCAGTTCCTTTTCTGCCTCGAGGAATCTTTCTCTGAAATCCTTTGTGCCGGTAATAGCACCGCTTATGTAAATTCTCAATTACTCGCCGCCTTTCCATTTCTGTAATCTTCTATTGCCCTGCTGACTGAATCTTTTCCGCAGTCACTACTATCGTACCATTCAACCGCCTTAAAAACAGGACTGAGCATTTCGTGAAGTGTTTCAATTCTGATTCTGGCTGATTTGATATACTCAACCAATCGTCTTACATCCTTTGCCACATCCTCATATCCGTTTGAATTGAGGTAGTCAGACATTTCTTCTAACAATTCAACACTGCTATACTGCACAAGCTCGTCAAATTCCTTTGAGTATAGATATCCCCAACTTCCGCCGCTCATTATTTTTCGCCGCCTTTCATCAATTCCATAAACTTCTCGTACTGCCGTTCTGAAATCTTATTCCCCCTCTTATCCGCTCTAATTTCGATTGTGAGGTGCTTTTCGGCAATATGCGATAATTCCTTTGCAAGATTCTTTCTGCCCTGCTCCAAGCCGTCACGATAGCCTTTAGCGGCTTTATATTCCGCAATTTGCGATTTTCCCTCGCCTTGTGAGCCGCTTGTCTTGTTCCGCAACTGATAACCACCATCAGCATATTTCTTTATCCAGTGCTGTTCCGCACTATCCAACTCGGTATCCTTGTAAAGCATAAATCCGATTTTCCATCCATACTGATTTGTTTCGGCATCGTATAAGCCGTGTTTTTTCAAAGATAGGTCGATATGCTGATAGCCAACAAGATGTTGTGCAAGCCTCGTCAGAATATGTACCGCTTGCCCGATATATGCGTACTTAAATCCGTTTTCATCAATTCTTGTTAGGAAATAAATTCCGCTATCCTCATTCAGTTTTGGGTTGACTTTCAGCAAGCGTTCCTTGTTCTTCTTTTCGATAGCCTTCGCTTTCTTAAATTTTTGATAGTCCATCTTTCAATCCCCTTAGAATCGCATCACCATTTCTTTTTACATAACAATGATTTGGTATAACAAGCATTTCGCCTTTTGCTCGTCTGTAAAATTCCTTTGAAATTTCAAATCCGTACGAGTTTCTTCCCATTTCCATTGCTGCCCTTAGTGTCGAACCACTACCAGCACAAGGGTCAATCACGATGTCCCCTTCGTCCGTAAAAATTTCAATCAGTTTCTTAATTACGGCTACGGGCTTCTGCGCAGGGTGAATTTTAGGAATCTCTTTTCCGTCCTTCTCCCATGCGAACCAATTAAAAATCATCCGTCCTGTGCCGCGAATATTCTTCCCGTTCTCGTCCTGCTGACAGCCGTTTCTAAACTTTGGTAACCTTCCACGATAAAATACAAGGGCGTATTCTGTCGCGCCCACAATACGCATATTCGCCTTCAAAACCTGTGGGCTGTAATTCTTACAAAAAACCAAAGGTATGTAGTTTACGAAGCCATGTTTCTTGGCGGCATTGATAAGCGTTGGAATCTGCTCAAAACTGCAAAAAACAATCATGCAAGGACTGTTGCTGCTTCTGCCACGGGATACGGGTTTCGTATCTTCTTTCTTCAACAGCTTGCTACAAAAATGAAAATACTCATACAGGTTGAAATTAAAATCGGTATTAAAAGCTGCTTTTCCTGCGAGTTTGCTTTCACCGTTTTTATTGTCCCCTCCCTTGTACCACATGGGATTACTACCATAGAAATTCGTACCCACGTTGTAGGGGATATCGGCAATAACAAGTTGCGCTTTCGGGATTCCGTACCGCTTATAATTTTGGAAATTGTCATTAAACAATTCCGTTTTTATGTTTTTCAAATCCATTCACCTCCCCGTCTTTTCCGTCTTTTCCGTCTTTTTCGATTAACCTCTTTTCTAACTCTTTCAAATTCTTCATCAGATATTCCGAATATCTCAATGTAATCATATTCTGGTGCGAACAACACCAATATATCGTCCTTCTTATAAATAGGCACCATGAAATCGCCTACAATATTCGCAGTATCGAACATTTGTATCCCTTTTTCAAAATTCTCTTTCAAAAAAACGACTAAATTTTCTATTCTCAAAATCAGTCTCCACCTTTCTTATTTTTTAAAACGGCAAATCATCATCTTCAATGGTATTGTCGATGGGATAGAAACCATCGGCGTTGCTCTGTGATTTCGGCGCATCACTTGTCTGCCCTGCGTTGTTGCTTGCCGCTTTGCTCTCGGCAAACTCGAAAGATTTCACGATAAAGGATACCGTGTTCTGCTTCTTCCCTTCCCTGTCGGTGTATTCATTCTGCGCAGCTTCGCACTCAAGGATGATTTTCGTACCCTTCTTAACAAATTTATCCATTGTTTCCGCCGTTTTTCCGAAAGCAGAAATATTGAAAAAGCTCGTTTTCTTCTTATCTCCATATCCGCTTTCGACCGCAATGGAGGTTCTTCCTACCGCAAGAGGATTTGCGGACTGCGTGTATCTGAGTTCAACATCTCTTGTCGTTCTACCGACAAAAATACATTTATTCATTTCTGCTTGTCCCTCTTTCTTCTAAAGTATTCATTCTTCCGGTAATCTGCCTGATTTTCGATGAACGCCTTCTTTTGCATTTCTTTTTTATTTTTCAAATGCTTCTGATTCCAAATCGTGAATTTCTCGCATTTTGAATGACATCCAGCGTTCCTTCCTTCGCATCCATAGCAGGGGCAAATGCCGTCCTTTGCCTTGATATTTGCATTTAAGGAAAACTCATACCTTCCCATCGCTCAACCACCACCCGTCATTACGCCCTGCAACGTACACATTCGCCGCAGGACAAGCTTCTTTCATACGCTCGATGAATTTATCAGAATCGGCATTATCAGCTGACAGATGGCACATTATGACGTTATGCAAGGAATCAGAATTATTCGCCTTTACAAACTCACAAGCTGTTCCAATCTCCAAGTGACCGCCGAAAATATGATTCTTTTTTCCTTCGTTATCTGGATAAATCATGTCCTTGTCATAATTTACACCCAATAGAATGTGGTTAATGGATTTAAACTTCCATTTGATAACTTTACAATCGGTAATGTAAAGCATCCGCCCCATTTCCTTGTGAGTTATCAGAAAGCCATATATCGGGCAAGGTTCGCCGTCCGCATCTGTGTGTGTCCATCTACCGTCAATCGTTGTAAGGTCAAAAGATTTTACTACAAATCCGCCCATATTTACCGATTTACTATCGTTTTTCAGATATGGTACAAAAACGGGTATTCCCATTCTTTTAAAATCTTCTATCGACCTGCTATGGTCAAGTCAGAGATGTTTATGAGTAACTATCGCTCCGACAATATTTGATATTTTCCAATCAACACCTTTTTTAACAGTCTTTTCTGATACGCCTAAATCAAGTAACAAAATTTCTCCTGTTCTGCTGATTAAGGCGTGCGAATTTCCACTTGAGCCTGTGGCTATCGTTCTCAAAAACATCTACATCACCTCGCCTTCTTTTTCAAATTTCCATACATAACCGCCTGCCTGTTTTCTTACATTGCCTTTTGAGTTGTATGGCTCTTTGCTTGCGACTTGAGATATATTTCTTTGGCATATCCCTGTCATTCTGCTTGCTATTTCACAGTTGACATATTCGGCAAGATATACACCGTCCAATGTGTATTGTTTGACTCTTTTGGGCTTGACGTACCTATTGTAGTCATTCATCCCTTTGATTACATTTTTGTTTTTCTTAATTGTTTCCATGCTGTGTTTAGCAGGATGTATTATTTCAAGGTTATCTAATCTATTATTCTGTTTGTTCCCGTCTTTATGGTGTATGTGGTAACCTTTCGGGATTTCTCCTATAAATGCCTTTGCCACAAGCTTATGTATTCGCTCTGTTCTTCTTTTCCCGTCGTGGTCAAAAAGATTTACGGTAAAATACCATCCATTTTTATTTGTGTTTGACATTATCCTCCCATTTTTATTTTTTCTGTAACTTTTCAATCTTCCATAATTTGAAATTTGGTATAGACCTTCGTATCCATCAATCCATTTCCATTCTTCCGTACTTAATCACTCCTTTCGGAACACCGCAGGCAAGGATAAGAGATTTTCCATTGCTATCAGCGAGCATATAACAGTTTCCTGCGCTCCCTGTCGCTATCGTTTTTAATATCAATAGAACTCTCTCCTTACATCAACAACCGTACATTTTTTCGTGAAATTTCTATCAACAGGCGGTCTATCGCTCGGTCGGCAAATGAAATCTCTGCACACCCTCGGTCTGACCTCATAAATTAAGCACTTATCACAACTTTTGCTATCATCCAAAAACGGACAAGTCATATCAACTGTCGGTGCAGCAGACGGAATGAAATGTTTTTGTTCTTTTACATTTCGTTCCTTGATGTATCTGTGGATAATGGAAACCTCTTTTTCTGTCATCGGCAAGAAATTAGTGCAACAATTTCCGCAACCTGTGCATTTCCCGTTATCTGTCAAATCGTATGTTCCGTCCGAAAATTCCTTCAGCATATTTTCCAATGTTCCAGATTTCATCATCACACCCCGCTATCCAGAGGAAACCGAAAGACTTTCGGATAATCGAGGGTGAAATAACTTCCGTTGATACTTTTTGTTTCTTGGAATTTTTCGTATTCCGTTCTCAGCATTTCCATAGCCTTTGCGGCTTTTTCTTTTTTCGAGTATTCAGCTAATTCCCAAATAGTACCAGAACTTACTGCATAAGCAATAATCGTCCTTTCATCATCGCAGTCGATTGAAATTGAAATCTGTTCATACGGCAAATCAATTTTTCCACCCTGACTAATAATTCTCATAAATCATCCCTCCTGCACAATTTCGCCATCAATGATGTTTTCCTCGTCAAAATCAACGGCATTTGCACTTTCCACAACATCATCCTGTGTCTGGCGGTATGTATCGTCCAGTTCGATTTGTGCCTGCCTTGCCATCTGGTCATAATTTTTTGGATACTTTCTTGTTGCGTTGTTACACATTTTTCTCTGAATCATGCTTTCTGGTGTATCCAACCATGCACCACTGATAAAAGGTCTTGCAATCTCACATTCCAACATATCATCAACCGTGCTGCACGCTCTCAATGCGTTCAGAATTTCATCCTTCTTTGCCTTGATTTCCTCTTTCTGCTTATCTGTTGCCTTGTATCTGTCGGCACAAATGCCGAATGTGGCGTTCATCATATTTTGCTTAACGTGAGCCAAAAGATTAACCTTTACGCTTGCCCTATCGGCTGTCAGATAAGTTACTGTGCCATCCGTCAATTTTACTGGATATACCACCCGAACCGCTTTATCGGATAATCCGTTTTCTTCCCACTCTGGCGGTGTCAGTTCCAAACCCTTATGTTTGGGTGGGATATAGGTATCTCCTTCTTTGACTATCCAATATGGATAAACCTGTGCAACATCCTTGCCGTAATGAGAAAGGAGGGAATCATATCCTGCACCCTCGATACCCATTTCAACAACCTTTACCCATTCATTCCCACGCTTTACATTTCTAAGCTGGAAATAACATTCCCTCGGATACGCCGCAGGGTTCAATTTCAGCCCTGCACAGTTCTCCACAATCCCCCTCAAGTTGCTTGTATCGAGTGAATTCATGTTCGCTTTTCCATCGTTCTTTACAAGATTGTAAATGCTGCCAACCGCCTCCATAGCGCACTTTCTTGAATATTCATCAAAAACAACGCCGCAGGATGAGTAGTCATTTTCAATCAGTCTTACAATTTCGTTAGACCACCGGCTTAATGCTGTTGTAAATTCCTTCTTTTCTGTCAACTGTGTATTTTCAGCCATTATTTCATTCCTCCTCCAACGGTCTGTTCCAACATTCTTCGCATTCTTCTGAAACAAATTGTTCGTCCGTATCTAAAAAGCACTCTTTATTTGTCGCATATCCCAACGAATGAGGGCAAATTTCTGGAAATTTGTTATATTCCAGTTCGGCTTTCGGATACTTCTCCAAGAAATCCTGTAAAAGTGTTTTTCTTAGATGTTCCTCAGACCACTTCTTCACGATGGCGACCACTTTTTCTATATCATTAAAAACCCACTTACAAGGCATACAACTGCGAGATGAAGAATCTTCCATTGGGCAATCACTACAAAACGGATACTTTTGACACATTCTATGCCATTCTCTCAAAAACTCCAACGCTGTCATTTCTGCCATTCTGTATCACTCCTCACATGCTTCATATGTCTGCTCGAAAATGTCTGGTTTACAGGGATAAAGTTCTCCCTTCACGCCGCGAATCACATAGTCCCCAACACTCACATGATGCGTTCCCTCTAATGTATCAATATATAGTTCGATAGGTGGTTTTTCTCCGTCATCACTGACATAGTGCATGATGCCATTCTCAAAGGCGATTACCGCCCAATCGGGGACATAATATTTACCATCTGCACCTTTTAAATCTCCATCATATTTAAACGCTTCAATTACCACAGGCTTCTTTCTGTATTTCATGCTCATTCCTCCCCATTGCATACTTTCAAAGTTTCATCATCCGTCCTGCGAATAACAATCAACTGGCGGCTTACATCTGGAATCCTGTTTTCGTCCAAGGATTCTGTATCATCAATCCAAATCGGCAGCTTGATTCCGTTCATGTCCTGCAATCCTTTTAACAAGAAAATTTCTGCAAGGATTCTGTCTCCATGGTTCAGTCCATTGAAATAATCAACGCCATTTACATTGATTCTCAAAGTTTCCTTAATATCTCCGCTTAATGTTTCTTCGCTCATTTTGATTTTGATAAACTCAAATTTTCTGTTTACCATATCTTCCAAAGCTGCGTTTTTGGCAATGCTGAAATCCTGCAACATATCAATCCGGCGTTCAACATCCGTTGCTTTCTGTGCCTGTTCCTTTACGGATTCTTTCAACAATTCAATTCGTTTTTCTGTGTTTTCGGTATCTCTGATAATAACTTTGATTTCAGATTCTTTCTGCGAAAGGTCAGCCTTATAGTTACTGATCCTCTCCGTTACCTGCCGCCATAAATCAGTTGATTCAAAAAGTTTAGAGGATTCTTCCTCTGCTTCTTTGAGCCGTTTTTCAAGCGTTTTATATTCTTCCGTTTTCTCAAAGCCGATAGAAAACAATTTTTCCAACTCAATCTCCAAAGACTTTCTTGTTTCTCTTTTATCAAAAAACTTTTCAGCCCATTCATTTGATTTTTTATTAAAATCTAAATACGTATCAGTTTCTGCTTTGATTGCGGATTCAAGAATATCAACCTTGTCTTTAAGTTCACATAAAGCATCTTCTTTTTCCTTGTATAATTTTTCTTTTACAACCTCTATTTCTTCTGAATTGAACCCCCTGCCGCATTTCGGGCAAACATAATCATCGCCGTACCGCAACCCGTCCACGATAGAATGGGAGTCTTTCAATACAGTGAATTTCGATTTTAAGGAAGAAATTTTCCCAAAAACTTTCTCGGCTGATTCATTGTACTTTGTAACTTTTCCAGAAAAGTTATCAATATCCGCATCGATATCCACTATAGTTTTTTTCAGAGTTTCGATTTTCTCGTTTTTGGCTTTCTTTTGCTCGTCCTCAATGGCTGACATCTTCTTTTTCAAGTCATCAACCAGACCGACAAGATATGTATATCTGTCGATAGAAATATTCAACGTTTCTTTCAGATTCTTCATGCTTTCAATGTTTCCGATAATAGTCGCTTTCTCGGATTCTAATTTCTGCAAATCAGAATCATCCGACCTGTCAAGTCTGCGTTGCTCGTAGTCCAATTCAACGTTCAGCCTGTCCAGTTCTCCGTTTTCGACAGAAAGGCGTTTTTTCAACTGCTTCAATACGTCCTCTGTTTTCTTTCCTGCGGTCATTTCGTAAACGCTTTGATATTCTGCATTTTCTCTGCAAAAACGCTCCACATCGAATCCAGAAAGACCTTCAATAGCTTTTCTGGCATCCGCTGTGGATTTTCTAATGGTTGATAAAAATACCGATGCGTTGGAACATATTGCAACCGTTTCGGGCGGTGCGATACTGGCTAAGAAATCGTTTACTTCCGCAGATTTTGCAGGAACGCCATCAAGCATATAAACGGTTTCATTTCCGATAAAAACGCCCTTGCGATATTTCCTTTTTGTAACCTTTTTGATTTCGTGTTCAGTTCCATTGATTTCCAATGTAACCGTTCTTTCGATTTCCTTTACAGGCTTTTCCTCGCCGTTCTCATCCACAGGACAAATATTTGTCGGTGCTGCACCATTCGCAAATTTCCCTGTCATAACATCAAAGTAGGCGTTCATCAGGGTAGACTTGCCGCAACGGTTTTTACCTCTGATTTCCGTTTTCTCGGAAAAGTCAACCTCTACATTTTCAGCACCCATATAGTTTTTAAGGCTGATTTTTTTCAATAACACTTCCGTCAATCACTCCACATCCTTTCTATACATTCGCTACAGCCAACGATTTCTCCGTCATCCCTTTTATAAAGGTATTCGTATTGCGTCTCTTGGCAGTGCGGACATTCTTCCTGCTCTTTTTCGCAGTAGCCGCAGCTGTCACATTCAGTCTTTATCCCTGTCCTGCATGGGTAAGCCATCATCATCACCGCCAGCAAGCATAGCTAAGATTTGTTCGGCATCCACAAATTTATCTGTTTTCAGATAGGCAATGACAGCCTTTACCCTGCCGCTCAGTTCCCAAAGTTCCTGCAACTCATTCTCTGGTGTCAATTCTCTGCCGTTTTTCATTTTCTCTTTCCTCCCTTTTTCGTCTTTTATATTTTTTTGAGTATTCTTTCTTGTAGGCAGTGACCTTCTCTTTATTGCTCTCTTGATAAGCGCGCACGCTTGCTATGTATCTGTCTCTATTCTTTCGGTAACGATCCCTAGCCTTTTCGCGAATCCTCTCTTTGTTTTTCTCGTAATAGCTTTTCTGGTATGCTTTGGCATATTCTTTGCGTTCTGAATAATACTTTCTGAGATATTCTTTTTTTCTCAAGCCTGTTTTGCTTCTCGTCATCCCTGCAATTCTGTTGATTTCAGCGTCCGTCACATACTCCTTTCGCGAAAAATCATCACAGATGCAATCTGGGTGCGGACATTCAAAACAGTTGAAATCGCATACAGGCTTTTTCATTTTTCCTGTCCTCCGTAGAACAAACTGCCGATTGCGATTGCAATCATAACGCTGCTTGCGAGATAAAACATTATTCTCCCGTCAGCATTTTCCAGAACAAACACCATGACACAAAGAGAAAGAAGCGTTCCCAGAAACATAGCTGCCCACCGCAGCAGACCACGGCGGATGTAAAACGCAGTCCGTTTCCAATTTCTCATAACCTCACCACTTCCCCATCGCTTTCAAAGAACTGACTGTAACGGAAACTCTTTGTGTATCCTCCTGCAAAAATGGCGGTGAAGATGAATGGATACAATCCTGTTACCGTTCCTGTTCTTCTTTTCCGCAGGACGTTTGCTCCATGCCTGTCCTTGCCAAACTCAAGCACCTTAACCTTCTTTCCTACAAACAGTTTCTTTTGCGCTGTTTCTCTGATTTGTTCGATTTTCATGTTTTGCACCCCTACCTTTGCTACACTCCGGGCAATAATAGCCCTTTCTGGTATCCTGCGTTGCGGCAATGCTCCAAACCTTACCGCAGATATTGCAGGCTACTACTCTTTTATTTGTTGGCGTTCTGCGCGGCAACCCGATTGACATTTCCTATCCCTGCCCTTCTTATTTCTTCTGATTAAAAATGGCATACAGGAAAATCAGAACCATTTCCGATGCGATTGTCACGAAAACGCCTGCTACAAATGGATTTACATACATATTCAACACCTCGCTAACGGACTGCATATATCAGAATTGCGCAAATAAGCCATAAAACAGTCCAAAATCTCAATTCTTTGCCTTCGTTTTCAATGCACATTACAAAAAACGAAAATTGCAATACAATTAAAATGATTTTTATTACAATCATTCCTTTTCCTCCGCATCTTCTTTTTTCTGCTCTGCCATGCTCTCAACTTTTCCAAGGATATAGCCCTTATCAAAATCGGACATCTGCGGAATTGCTTCTTTCAGCTTTTCTACTACCTGTTTTTCCTTTTCGCTCATTTCCTGCACCTCCTTCCTTAAATTTTCTTCCCATTATCGTCAACCGCATAAAGCTCGATAATATGAGGTTCTCCGTCAATAAAATCTACAACCGCAGCAACATGAAAATCGTTTCCAAAGTGCAGCGTGATAACACTTGCGGTTCCACCATCGCTACATTCCGCTGTTTGCTCATGAGCTTCTGCAAACCGAAATCCTATTGAAACATCAAATTCATTTAATTTATCAATGTTCATCTTTCTTTCTCCTTTCTATGCGCAATATTTAATCTCGTACTCGGAAACAATTTTCGAGAAAATCTCCCGAAGTTTCTTGTCCCCCTCAATCACATCAATTTTTCTGATACTATTGATTGCGGTTTTGGTCGCACCAGAATTTCCCATCCTCTGCTTCATGTTTCTAAGCCTTGTGCCTAAGTCGCATCCGGCTCTTTGTTCCAATTCTGAATACAGTTGGGTATTCAATGTTTGAAAATCAATTTTGGAACTAAACTGAACGCGTTTAATTTTTCTGTTAATCTCAATCCGCCAATTATCAAGTACAGGTTTAACAGCTTCCTTAATTGTTTCTGTAGTTTCAACCGCCTTTTTCGCTGTTTCATTCGCAAGTGCAATCTGCCTGTCTCGCTCTTTATCTTCCAACTCTTTATTAGCGATGCTTTGCGCCAGTTTTAAGATAAGCTGCGTTTCCGGCGATAATTCCTCATTGACAAGCCGTCTTGTCTTAAAATATCCGTTCACAAGCTGTCTTTGAACCGTCCATGCCAAATCGTCCGTAAATGACTTGACTAACATCAAATATCCCTGTTCTGTTAGCAGAATTTTGTTTGTAAAATCATTGTCGGATATAGGAAACATGCGGCTTGTACGAATTTCGTCCGCACTAACAACGAAATAATCTTCTCCATCAATAAATCTGTTTCTGTTAGAATTAAAATTTCTTCTCGCCGTTCCCTCAGGTCTTTCATGGACCATATCAACATCTTTCAATGTTACAACTCTTTGTCCTCGATATTCCTTTACCGAAATATCAGTATTTTGGATATGAACCAAATCGTTCATTGCACCATTCCTTTCTGTGTTATAATTTCCTTATCAAATAATAAGGAGGTGAATTTATGGAAAAACGAATCATCAAATGTGATAACCTTTCGGAATCCCAGATAAACCAAATCATTTCAGATTATGAAAAATGCGGTTGGCGATTTATCGGTATTTCAGAAGGATTTCCGCCGGACTATCGATGGATTCATTTAGAGTGGTCTAAAGACCGACCTCCGATTTTTCCCGAAACAGAACCCAACAGTTGATTCCTTCCGTATTTGGCGCAAATATTACCCTGTAGGCTCTTTTCAGTAAGTCGTTTCTATCTTTTTCTGTATGCGCTATAGCGATACACTGAATAGAGCCTTTAGAAGTAAAATCCACTATGGTTTTTCCGAATTTTCTTTCTTCCATCGTTTCACCTCCTTCCCTGTTTTGTGGTATAATCCCTTTAAAAATTAGTACGCAGCCATCATATTACCCTTGATATTGAAATCATGAAGGCTGCAATAGAAACCGCTAATGCAACCAAAGAAAAGTAAAATACTTTTTTCATCCCACCACCTCCTTATTTCGTTTGCAATACCAATCCAAACGCCGCCCAATAACCAGAACTGCGGTGTACCTGTTTTTTAGGTAC